ATAAACATTCATCAGCCTTGGAGTTCCTAATATATCGTCTTCCAGTAGCTCGTCTGCTATATGAATAACCCTAGTCCAATGTACCAGATTCTCACTCACTCCACCTTGTGCATTAGTTACTTTCAATGAATATACGCTCGGCAAGCCATACCTCTCATTAGTTAAATCCTCTTCGTATTTCTTAATAGATACATTGTCCTGTTTGTATGGTCGAATGTAGAGGAGTTTAGTGGCAGAGTCTACTTCTTCTTCCAGACTTTGTTCGCCATCAAACCCCAGCAACATAATACCAAACTCTCCGATACCACTCAGTTTATCAATCCTACTCATATAATGCCAGATTTTTCTCTCATCTACCAAGTCTTTACATGCTCTCTCAAATTCGGTTTCTTCTCCATCTGCTACATTCTCTGTTATTTCAGGGGGTTTTTGCCAACACGCATCTACAGGAGCATCCACCACCCTCTTTGCTATATGCTCCCTTGTATAGAACGCCCAGTAATGATTAAAGTCCAGTTGAACTGGGTATCCCAGAGCTTTATAAGTATCTCTGCTGTCATCTTTAAAACTTAATCCTAGTCTGTTTGCTAATTGTCTTCGTGTTGTCTGTTGATAAAACAGGTTGAGCAATTCGCCCTTTGCCTTGTTAGTCAATAGGTCAAACTTACCATTCCCGTCACTATTCACTTTTCCACTCTTCTTTATTCTATTTGTTGTTTTAGTTGCCATTTACTTCTTTCCTCCCCATGTCCCAACCCTCGCTTTCTGAGCTATTAGTTTGTTGAACGCTCCTGCAGTAGCATCCACACTATCTTTATACTTACCGACAGGGAATGATTCATGCTCATATAGAAAGTCTTTGTTCCATTCTGCTTTTAATAATGATACATTTCCTATTTCCACCTGATTTGCATACGGTTCAGCCCTTACTTCTTTAGCACCTGTCACTTTATCAGCTCTCACTTTAAATCCAGCTAATCCCCTAATTGTATTTTCTGCACTTTCTTTTCCCCCACTCCCGGGTTCTTGTTCAACCCACACGCTAACCTTTGTTCCATCCATGTCGGCTGTCTGTCTTATTATCCTTTCTCTTTTACCTGCACTCCATTGACCCTTTACTCTATCTGCAACTATAAAAGAGCCATCTATCATCTTATGAACCAATGCACCTGCCGTAAAAGCTCCGCCATCTTCTGTTCCTGCTTTGTCCCAATATCTAATGCTCCTCACTATCTCCTTTTCATTAATTGCTCCCGCTATCTGAAACTTATCTATCTGAAACATTCCTCCACCACGTGGAGCAGGTCGTTGTTGCAATTGTCCTGCAATTGCGTATTCTGAAACTAAGTCTTTCTTTAAAGAGCCTAGCGCTTTTCTATCATACAATCCTTCCCAAAGAGGCTCTCCCTCTTCTGTTCTGGGGTCACTAAATACTGATGTAGTACAGTGCCTATCTTTTTCATATTCAGCAGGCAACATGAGATGTACATAGTCTAATTCTTTTTCTAATATATGCCCCGTTAAATCATTCTCGTGTAGTCTTTGCATTACTATTACTTTTCTGCCTGTGTTTGGATTATTTAATCTTGTAGACATAACTTCATCCCACCACAGTAACACTCCATTCCTTTTTAATTCCGACTCCGCTTGTTTAACATTATGGGGGTCATCCACCACAATGTAATCTCCCCCCTCACCTGTCGCCAACCCATCCACAGATGTAGATAATCGGTAGCCAGTTTTATTGTTTTCAAATCTTGTTTTCTGGTTTTGGTCTGAAGTGATAGCAAACTTATCTGACCACCTAGATTGATACCATAATGATTGAATCAATCTCCTACATTTTAAAGAATCTCTTGTAGACAAATCTTGTGCATAAGAAGAAAATAACCACCTAGAAGTAGGGTTATTAATCCAGACCCAGCAAGGAAAAAACACTGATACTGCTAATGATTTCATGTGCCTGGGAGGAATATTTATAATAAGGCTTCTAATTTGACCTTTTGTTACTGCTTCTAAATGGTCACAAATAGCATCAATATGCCAACCATGAATATATGGCGTTGCAGGCTCTACTATATGCCAAGCTTGCTCTATAAATAAATTAAGAGAATATCTTGCTCCAGTTACACGAAGTAATTCTTCATCTACTTCTGTTTTAATTACCTGACATTCTTGAAAGTCTTTTGTTGAGTTTAATAATTGTGTCAACACCCAATTTCTCCTTCAGTTCTTCAGATGCTACAGTTAGTTCAACTGTATTATTATTTAATTGTACATTTGTAACGTGAGTATCATTTATTAGCTTTCTATATTTCATTAAATTATCTATTGCTTTTTGCCTGCTATAAAATTTAACTTTCATTTTGTTACCTATCCAAGTTCTATTTTCTCTTCCCCCCTCAAACATTTCTTCTGTTTCAATAGATTCTATACAAGCTTGCTGTGCAACATTTAATTTATCTAATCCCACAAATACTCCGTCTTCATAAAACTTTCTTGTATCTATAAATGCTATTTTAGCTTGTTCTGCCAAAATAGCCTCATTTGTTATGTTTAACTTTAGCAATCTTTCTGTTATCTTTTCATCTATTTTGCCCATTACATCAACATTTGTTAAAAGATTAGAAGCTAAAGAACGAGCACTATTTCTCGTGACATGATTACCGAAAGATGCTAAATATGCCCGTGTTGCATTGAAGTCCTTTAGATATTCTTCTACAAATATAGTTTTCTTCTTTTCTTCTTTTAATATTAACCCGTTACCACTCTTTCTTTTCTTCATATTATATAATAAGATAACTGCTAAATTGTATAATGACTAATGTCATTATACTAAATATACTGTCCGCGTACATTTATTTATATCTACTACTAAAATTTTATAAAAAACTTTCATTCCTAAGTACTTATATCGTAACACTTTATAAACTATTTTCAAAAAAATATATTTTCTTGTTTACGTAATGATATATTATATTATAATACATACATAATTAACATCTACTATTTTTTAACTTTTAGGAAGGAGAATCAAAATGGAAAGCATAGTAAAAGAATTAAAAGACAACCAGCAAGTTAGGACAGAAATGGATAAGTATTCTCCAGTCATTACGATTGGAACAGTAAAAGCCTTTATTAAGAAAATGGCAAAAGGGGATTTAGTAAAGGAACAGGAATTGATTGATAGATGTAATAAGAGGAGAGAAAATGCAGTATGGTCTAACAAACACGGAACTTGCCTTACAGCGGATTATGCCGGTAAAGCAGAAGACATGGAAAAGAAAAGGGAAGCTTACAAAAATGCAATACTTCTTATTGATGGAGAATTAGTAAAAGTGGATGGAGAAATATACAAAGTCAAATACACTAATCCACGAGTTTCTGACCCAATTCACTTCATCCCTCACACAAGGGGTGAAGTTGATTTTAGAAAGGAGGACAAAATATAAGAAGGGTATTAAGAAGTTCAAGTTTAGAGTAACTTTTATTATTTTAGTTTTAGCTTATTATTTAGGAAGGAGAATCAAATGAATATGAAAGAAGAACTTTTAAAAGTACAGTGTTTTACTCAAAGAAATGCTCATCCGAGCAATTCAGAAAAGTACCAGTTAATAAATACACTGGATATTATTGAAGAGCTGGAAAAGCATAGCTGGAGTATCAGTAGCTTTAGGGAAATAAATTGTAGGAATGGTTCACATCATGAAGGATTTCAAAAACACATGGTAACAATGAAGCATAATGACATTACTTACAATGGCTCTTCACCAGAAGTAGCAATATTAAATGCTCATGATAGAAGCTGGAGATTAAAAATGTTAGGGGGAATAAGAGTTAGTTATTGTGACAATGGTCTTATCTTTGCTAAAGAAACTTTTGAGTCTTTTGTTATCACTCACATTGGTACAGCTAAAGAAAAGGCAGTTGAAGCAACACAAGCAATAATTGAAAACATGCCCAAAGTAGTACACTTTACTGATAAGCTGAAAAACATTAAGCTTAGTGATACACAACAGTTCAACTTTGGAGACCAAGCATTAAGCTTAGCCTACAGAGAAGAATTCTGGCAGAGGAATAAAAAATATTCTTCTATAATGAATTTCATTCAGCCAAAAAGAGAAGCTGATGAAGGCGGAAGCTTATGGAATGTTTTTAACATTACACAAGAAAAGTTGCTAAGGAAGTCAGAGTTCATAGTAGATAGTAAGCATCACATTAAAGCAAGAAAAGAAGTTACAAATGTAAATCAGATAGTAAGACTTAATCAAAATCTCTGGAATTTAGCAGAACAAGCATCAAATGATATTGCATTAATTAGCTAACAGAAACTTATACTTCCCCCTATAATATATATTATGGGGGGGTAATCTTTGGAGAATTAAATGGGAGATAAGATAGAAGGAAAATATGTAATATTTAAAAGCAGAAATGGTGTTAGACAATATTTGACAATTGACGAAAAGTGGGAAGAAGAAGTTAATGAGAGAACTGTACGATTCTTTGACATAGCAAAATGCTTTACAGAAGCCAAAAAGTGTAACGGATATGTAAAGGGTTTAGCTGAATAAACAGCTAGAATGAAACAAACAAAATTTTATAGTTTTTTAGAAAGTGTAACAAATATAACAGTAGGAATGGGAGTCAATCTCATTGCCCAAGTAATTATCTTCCCTTTGTTTAGCATACATGTATCACTTGTTAGTAATTTTAAAATTGCTGCCTGCTTCACTATAATTTCTCTTGTTAGAAGTTATTGTATAAGAAGGTGGTTCGCAAATTAATTAGAAAGGAAAAAGTCATGGTAGCTATTAACAAAACAACAGACCGGATGGAGCCCATCACTTGCTTCTTACCAAGGGATATAATTGATGCCCTAGATAAGTTAGCAATTCAAGATGATGAAAAAAATCGTTCAGACTTAATACGTATTGCAATAAAAAAGTTCATAGCAAAAAAACTTGCAAAAATTAAGTAATTCTAACTTTTTAAAAAAGGAGAATCAAATGAAGAACGTACTACTAGCCATAGTTGTATTTGCTATAATTAATCTAGTAATTCATGCTTCGTATAAAGCATTAATTCACGAATCAGAGAGTATCTCAAGCAAAGACATTATAGTTGAATATGAATGGACACCAAACGAAGTCAGAATTAATGGAGAATGGGTGCCTATATTAACTTATGTTGAGTAAGAAGATGACGCTAGCTAGCTTATAAAAGCTGACCATGGTTACCTATGAACATCATTAAAAAAGTGTCT